TCATCATCGCTCTCAGCACGCTTTCCATCGTTGTAATTCTATTTCCTTGTTCGCTTCCTTCTATACTTTCATTCTTATCATTTCAATTTTTTCGTTTCTCTTTACTTTCTACCTCTTCTTGTTTTTTCTCCTCGGACTTTCTATCTATCCGGCTCCACGCGGCGGGTATTTCTTTGAATATTAAATTATTAAAACTTTCCCAGTCATCATACATAACAGCATTTCTCAAATAAAGCCAATTACTCGTAGCAATTCTTTTTAATTCAGGTCTCCTATTCGATATATTTAATTCGTGTAATTTAATCGATGGTTTCAGTTCTGTTAATAATTCGACTCCAATCCATTCAGAATATATTGGATCATGTCCCAAAATTATTTTAGATTGTGTTTGTAAATAGTCACGACTACTTACCATAATTGTTTTGTATATGTCACCTATAGTATTCATATCCTCTAATGTTATTGCATCGGATAATTGTTTGTGATAATTAGTATTATATGATGACCATATGAAGTCATCAATATCTAAAAATAAATATGGGTATTTGTTTACTAGTGTGGTTTTCCCGCCACCTCCACAAATAACTATTAGGGACATTGTATACTATATTCACGTAAAAATAATTGTTCGACTGTATTAAACTATATATTTACTATTACGGGCTATTTAATTCTCCGTAGAACGCCTTTACCCGTTTGTTCACCATTATCTTCGTAACATCGTAACTCATTATACTGACACCTTCAAGCGATTTGATTCGTGACAACGCAACATAACTCTGTCCGGCTTCAAATACTCCACTACCAATATCAATGATACAGCGTTCCAGTGTTGCGCCTTGACTCTTGTGAATTGTGATTGCCCAGGAAAGAATGAGGGGAATCTGTGATACGCCAATCCCGGGTATATTTTCGCTTACCCATGTGTGATAATTTACAGTCATCTCAAGGCCATTATTAAAGCGAACTACTGGTAATGGCGAGTTGCCTACCATACCAGCCGCCATTCGCACAATTACTCCCTGACTTCCGTTACATATTGGTGTAGCTGATGTAGTGACTGATTCCTCCATGTTTATGACACACATCACTTGAGCGCCGACTTTCAGATGAATCGTCTCATCGCACAAAATACTATTCTTTAGCGAAATCAACTCTGCGGCAATCCGCTCTTTCGATTGGGAGTTGCGTAACTGGCGCTCCTTGTCGGGTAAAGGTAGGTCTGTCTGATATTTCAATTCATATTTGTATGTAGAGCTATCTGGGTCAAGTATTGTGAGTTTCTCCATCTCGAGCCGATTGATTTCATCCACCCTGCTTCGTGTCGGGTATAATATCGTCGGTTTTGTTTGCGGTGTCCCATCTTCAGATACATCCGGCAATGTCACGCCGACGCGTGACCGAAGTATTTCATCGGTTCGGCGGGTAATTCGCCCCTCCCGCACTTGATTCAAGATTTGGCAATACACTGGGTCATTCTGGCGGAAGATTTGTTTGAGTTGAATTTGGTTTTCTTTCGGAAATGCGTGAAACCAACTTTCACTTTCAAAGCAAAATCGCGCATTGTCTGGATCTTCAGTATTCGTGCCTACCGGCGGAAGTTGATAGAAATCGCCACAGAAGATCAGTTGAATACCACCAAACGGGCGCGAATGACAATTTCGCGTGGTCTTACCAACAATGTCTAAGATGTCAAATAGCCGTTTTGACATCATACTCACTTCATCAACGATAAGTGTGCGCGTCTTTCGCCAATCTTTCTTTTTTAAGAAATTCTTATCCACGCGTTCTACAATCCTATCAACGTCTCCATTCGCCAGTCCTATCCCAGCCCATGAATGAATTGTTTTCGCTTTACAATCCAGCATAACTGCGGCGCATCCGGTAAGCGCACATACTTGAATATTATGATCTCGCTGTTTTGCGTATTTATAAATCTCTCGAATCAATGCCGACTTCCCTGTCCCGCCAGGTCCGGTAATGAATACATTCTGTCCTGATGTATATTTCGCGAATGCGTCTTTTTGTTCTTGCGACATGCTTTCCTGAAATGACGTGTTGTCAATACTGTGGTGGCTGGATGACGTCGTGGATATAGGTGCCGAGGGCGCCGCTGAAGGCGGTGATGAGGGCGGTGCTGAAGGCGGTGCTGAAGGCGGTGATGGTTTCTTCACAACAGTCGTGTATTTACGTATATCATTCGACAAAGATGATTTCATTATTGGATTTCGTTTCAATATCAGCGTATAATAGTTAATACACTTCAATTTATCGTATAGTAAATTACTTTTATGTGGGCTTATTCTAATATAAACCGTTTGTTCTATAGTATAACACATGGACGCTGCGTCATCCACGGAAAGTAATATAATGACAAGCATCAACCTTAAAGTGCCAGAAAGTTCCAGTGTTTCAAGCATCGTATCGAACGAATATTTAGAACGTCTTAAAAAATCACAGGTTATACTTGAAAAATACCCTGACCGCGTTCCACTCATCGTCCAACCGTCTAAAAATGACCGCGTGGATTATCCGATTGATAAATCAAAATATATCACGCCGAGGGATTTAACACTTATGCAGCTTCAACAAATTATACGCAAACGTATTCGTTTTCCACCAGAAAGGGCACTATTTATGTTTATTGACAATAGATTACATCCAATTACGTCGGCGATTGGAACGATATATGATGAACATAAGGACTCCGATGGATTTTTGTATGTAACATACTGTCAGGAAAACACATTCGGCGCCAACTGCTGATATCCCGTGGCGAATGTCGTTTCATATTACACCAAAATAACATATATAAGTATAAGTATAATTCATAAATATATATATATGTTATCATCTATCTTCAATAAAATAAAAAATAAATTGCTTTCATATAAAAATAGAAAACGCTCACGAACGTATAATATTGTGTTTGATACGGATATTATGACGGTTCATGCTGATCCCGAGGAATCCGACAATGGCACATCTCCTCCACCACCAAGTCCTGTAATCACGCGAAGGCTTTTCAATATCGACGTTGATGAAACAATTATAAAAAACGACTATGATTTACAACAACTTGTAAATACGATGGATCTCTATCAGTTTAACATTGAAAATGTCATTCTTGAGCGTAAAATAGAACAACTCGTTCATGATATGCCCGGAGCATCAGAAATCATGAAAATAAAGATGAAAATGATATACATTATGATCGCGCATGATATTTATCGACACGTATTTGAAGAAAAAAAACTATATTTTTCAACCTTAACAAAACAATATATCGGCGTATTTCGTTATAACGATTATATTATTCGCATCGATGACTCACCGTATAGTTTTATAAACGAATCCGCGGTTGTTGATGCGACATCGAAATACGATGATCATAGTAATATAATACGGCCATTTTTAATATACACAAATATTCGTCGAAATTCAAAAAATAAGATTTGCGACTGTGCGACGAAAGTAAAGTGTCACTGTAAATACATTGACGGCGACGATGCTGATTCCGATATACGCGACACCGAAACCGACACTGACACCGAGAGCTATGATATTCGTTCAAAGTCGTTTCATAAACTCCGAGAAAATACAATATCATTCAGCATACAACATTACGCAAAAACTACAGTTGGCTTGTATAATTGGGTGAAGGATATTATGGGAAATTGCGTATATAATCAATTTTCTTCAATACAACTCCCGTTCTTCATTCATTTGTTTTATCAGTGTGCGCTTTTATTGCGCGAAATTCACAAGGTTTCAGTTGTTCATGGCGATATCAAACCAGACAATATTCTTATCCGAGAACACGACGATTTCGACATAAATCACCCCCATAAATGTAAAAACTTCACAGTATATTTAATCGACTTCGGCTTATCCGGAATTCATAATGTAGGTATTGGAACTGGTGGGACAATACCATACTGTCATCCAGAGTTCAAAAACACATCGGATACGAATTGTTCAAAGAAATATAATTGGAAAACCATGAATATGAAACACGATGTGTGGTCTCTCGGTATATTATTTTTAACATTGTATATCTATCGCGATTTTTATAACTATTATAACAAATACCCCAACTATTTTTTTACCAAGGATGGCTACATATCGCAACTAATAATTGATGTTATTGCGCACGATAAACTCAATCGATTATTTACAAATGTCATGTCGTTCGAATGTATCTCAAGTGACGAGCTATGTAAGACATTATACAATATGACTCTCGAGTAGAATAGTCGTGATATTATTCGGTGATTGTCGGATCTTTTTGCGTTGAAATATACTCGGCCGACCCAGGTGCTATCATTGGCGCGGTAGCAGATATAATCGATGTTTCTAGTTCGTTTGTTGAACTCATGATCGCCGCCGCCGCGGCGGTAGGCTCAATCGACACTTGCTCTGTCATCGCGTTCATTATACTATACGGATTATTACTGGTTCCTCGTAATGATTTCGGCAAATATTGGTCTTCTACTGAGGGGGTGTAATCCTGAACTGCCGACATCTGCGGGGGCAATGGCGCATTTACTCCCGTATCCAGCGTCGTCGTGCGATTTAAACTCGAAATGGTAGTCTCTTGAAACTGATTATGGATGAATGCGCGTTTTTCAAGAGTGTCGCGCTTGGTATTCATGGTTTGAAGCACATTCATCAAGAGTTGGGGCGCAATTGAAATCGTATTCATATGTGTTCGATACTTAAATGAGCAAACACTCGTTTCAGGAACAATAAACTGCACACTATACCACCAATACGCGGGAATATACATGACCATTCCTTGAAATAATTCTACTTCGAGTGTTTTGATTTTATCGAAATCGTCCTGATACTCTGGCTGAACATTCCATGGATTTACGGGAGTTCTGAATTCGAGTATATCGTAGTCGTTTATTGGGTATAAATAACGAGAATCTTTAGGGGGGATTAACAGTATCTTAACACGACCTTGAGTTACAAGAAAGTAATTTCTATAATTCACATCATATCGAAGTGGTGTAGTTGTTCCAGTGGAAGCCATCATTATATCATACATACAACTTGAAACCATATATGGTCGTAAGAAATCGTCATTTAGTTGGAATACTTTAATAAGACCGGTTTCATCAATAAAGTCGGCATTATGCTCGCTGAAATATTTCATCTCAGTGTCTTTTTTAAGGACTTCATGTGCGATTTTGAAAGTAACTGGAATGTATAAAACCTCATCATGTTCGGTGCCTTTTTGCTGAATCTTGTCTCGAGACGTCGATACCGATGCCGATGCCGATGCCGATGGCGGTTTCGAGACATCGCGAATATGAATATCGAAGGCACGATAACTTGTATGTATTGCTTGATACGATAATTGTGTGAATAATTGTTCGTTGTAGAATTCAAATGTGGTTGGTTGTCGTATATCACATACTTCCTCTAAACGTTGCTTAGACGGTTGCTCTATTTCATAAACCTCTAAATCATTACTTTTTTTCAAATGAAAATGGATATGTAAATATAAAAACAACACAATACAAAAAATGAAAATGGATATTACAATCATTTGTAAATATGAATACTATTAGATGTTCATATTTATACTTATTTTTTTATACGCGTTGGCGCGTTCTTATAACTCGCTTACAACAAGACTGATCGGTTCCTGAACACTCGCTTCATCGGTAGTCTCTAGCGGCGCTGCTTCCTCCGCCTCGACAACTGCCTCGGCCACTGACTCGCCCTCGGTAATCCCTACTGGCGCGGCTTCCACTGCTTCAACCACCGCCTCCACCGCCTCCACTGCCTCCACCGCCTCGACATCCGCCTCGACTTCCGCCTCGACTTCCGCCTCGACCTCCGCCTCGACTTCCGCCTCGACCTCCGCCTCGGCCGCCGCCTCGGCCGCCGCATCAACCAGTGACGACAATTGTTCTTCATTATTGTTATCACTAACTGAAGGTGTTAATACTATTTCAGAAATTTCAGTTGGATACAATCCATCACCATTGAGTCCTTCATCATGATATACAACCGAATGTGATTCTGTAGAGGATTGAGAATGTGACGATGATGAATTCGAGGCAGCATTTTGTTGATTCAATAGCCGATACAGTATTGTATTCATTTCATTCATCATCTGTTGCTGTGAATGAATTAGCGCGCGAAGCTCTTGGTTCTCTTTAATGACGGGCTCAATCTTCATAATTACTTCAGCGAGATTGGTTTCATTCACAATCTTATCTACTATCCCTTCCACAAACTCGCGACTATTGGTCAAGTCCCGCATAACTACATCCATCAATAGTTCGGTTTCTTCTTCAGCATCCGCAGCCGCATCCGCATCCGCATCCGCATCCGCAGCACCCGCATCCTCGTCAATAACGACACTGTCTTTCATTTGTGACACTCCGCTGTATTGTCTATGAAGAGATTCTTCTTTGATCGTCGGTAATTGTTCGCTATTCATACTCGAATGTAAATAATCCAATTGTTCAAGCATATCTTGAATGATGTAATGATGTTCCTCGAGTTTTGCGTCATGCGATTTAAGTATAACAACTGGTGGCGGAATTACACCAGTATCTGACATCATGCTTATAAAAGGTGTCAATTTTCGATCGGTTTGATCTGGACCCGCCGAATAATGCATCTGATGTGGTGGCATCTGCGTAGGCATCTGCGTAGGCGGAGGCGGAGTTACATTCAGTTCTTCCAGCTTTCTATATCTGGGATTCTTACGAGGAATACCCTTTTCGTAAATAAACTCTGGTTCATTTGTATTGTGGGCGGATGGAGCATTACCTTGTCGTTGCGCCGCGGCCACAGCATATAACTGCTTTTGCTCTTGTTGTTTTTGCTGTTCTATGTTGGCCATTTGTTGGGCTATCGCGATCT